AATTAGAAACCCGTGAAAAGGATGTTCGAAAAAGGGGATGGGTTCCTCCTTCGAATCTTGAAGCACCAGAACCACCAGAAGGTTTTCACCATAGGTGGGTAAGAGCTGAATATCGTGGTATGACTGATGAAAAAAATATTATTGGTCGTATACGAAGCGGTTATGAATTTGTGAAAGCAGATGAATACCCTGATAGAATGGATTTACCATCTATCGTTGAAGGTAAATACAAAGGTGTAATAGGAATTGGTGGATTATTACTAATGCGTTGTCCAGAAGAGGTTAAAGAAGACAGAGATGAATATTTCCGTAATCTTACCAACGAAAAGACAAAGGCTATAGAAAATGATCTTCATAAAGAAGAACATCCAGCGATGCCAATCCATCAGGAAAGGCAAAGCAGAGTAACTTTTGGAGGCGGTAAGAAATCTTAATGAGTAAGATAATTATGTCTCTAAAAAATTTAGGAGACTACTATGGCTAACATAGACCAAGCTTTCGGCATGAGACCGATAGCAAAAGTTGGTTCTGCCCCTGGCGGAACTACGGGTACTACTAAATACTCTATTGCAAGTGGTGCCGCAGGCATGTTTACAGGCGATCCCGTTAAACCAAAGAATGACGGAACGATTATCCCAGCGACAGCAGGCGACCCAATAAGGGGTATTTTTATGGGCTGTTTTTATACTGATCCAGGCACAAGTAAGCCTACGTATAATAACACGTATCCAAACGGAACAGCTGCTAGTGATGCAATTGCATACATAGCGGATGATCCTGATCAACTATATGTTGTTCAACAAGATTCAGTTGCTGCGGAAATCGTTGCTGCTGATTTAAACTTAAACGCTGATCTCGTTTTTGGCGCTGGTTCTACCACTACGGGTATTTCTGGTGTAGAAATTGATTCAAGTTCCAAAAATACTACTGCTGCACTTCAGGTGAAGTTGATTGATTTTTATGACACACCGAGCAATGACGCAACTGCAAGTCATTCTCAATTAGTTGTTAAAATTAATAACTCTGATATGAACGGTGGTACTGGAACAACAGGACTATAGGAGTAGATTATGGCTATTAATAGAGCGCAGCTCGCCAAAGAGCTAGAACCTGGTCTAAACGCCCTGTTCGGAATGGAGTATTCTCGTTATGAAAACGAGCATGCTGAAATATTTGACCAAGAATCAAGTGATAGAGCTTTTGAAGAAGAAGTTATGTTGGTTGGATTCGGCGAAGCAGCAGTAAAACAAGAAGGTTCAGCAGTTCAATTTGATACTGCACAAGAATCTTTTACTGCTAGATATTCTCACGAAACTATTGCATTAGCATTTAGTTTGACTGAGGAAGCTGTCGAAGACAACTTGTACGATACTTTATCGGCTCGTTACACGAAGTCATTGGCACGTTCAATGGCATACACAAAGCAAGTNAAAGCTGCAAACATTTTAAATAATGCATTTGCAACTGCTGGCGGAGATGGTGTTTCNTTAGTAAACACTCTTCACCCAACTGCTTTAGGTGGTACTTTCTCAAACAGAAATGCTACTGATGCTGACTTGAACGAAACCTCATTAGAGCAAGCAATGATTGATATTGCAGGCTTTATCGACGAAAGAGGGCTAAAAGTTGCAATGCAGGGAAGAAAATTAATCATCCCAGTAAACATTCAATTTGTAGCTGATAGAATTTTAAATTCTACTCAAAGAGTTGGTACTGCTGACAATGATATTAATGCACTCAGAAACATGGGTATGTTACCTGATGGTTATACAATTAACCATTACTTATCTGATACAGATGCATACTTCGTTAAAACTGATGCTCCTAATGGATTCAAACACTTCGTAAGATCTGCCCTTGCTACTGGCATGGAAGGTGATTTCGATACAGGAAACATGAGATACAAAGCACGTGAGAGATACAGCTTTGGTTTTTCAGATCCTAGATGTGTATATGGATCTCAAGGTTCATAAAATTTACTAAATCTTTCTTAGGTGAAAAGGGCGCTTGTAAGAGCGCCTTTTTTATTTTATACTCTCCTTCCTAGCATTAATTTAGTTACGCAGACTGGCTAGGCAGACGGTATAGAGACGGCGTGGCGATAACGGTCTATACGACCGAAGGAGATAAAATGGCTAGAACTACATTTGACGGACCAGTCAGATCCCTAAATGGTTTTTTGGGAACAGGTCCAAATATGGCAGCTTCAATAACAGGCACCGTTGATGGTGGAACTGATGTTGCTGGCATAGATTTATATCAAGGAAAAATTATACAGATTGGAAACGCTAATACTGTATTTAACTTACCTTCAATCATAGACACGGCTGACGGAGCTTCAGCAGGTCCTGGAAGTGATCCAGCTAACTTAAACAGAGTAGGAATAATGTATGAATTCATTGTTACTGCAAGTTTAACAGGCGGTAACACTATTGTTATAAATGCAGGAACTGCAGCAGGTAGAAATACAGCAGATGTATTTAGAGGTATGGCAATCTACAACAACACAGCAACTGATCCAGGAGCCGTGACTGCTTTTAATGCAGGTGGAACTGATACCCTAACTTTAACTGCTACTACTAAAGGTGGACTAGAAGGTGCTCAAATTCAATGCAGAGCAGTTGATGGTTTACTTTGGCAGGTTAGTGCACAACTAATCGGTAACGGTGCATTCGCTAATCCTTGGAGTTAAACAATGGCAGATAACGTAACAGGACCAACTATCTTACAACAAAATGACAATAGAGTTACAATCAGTGCTATTGTTCAATCAGATGGTTCAGGTAGCACTACTATTATGGGTGATGTGTCAGCATTAGCTGCTAATACTTTAGGTCAAGCTGTTGCAAGAATTTCTATTCAACAACTATGGTTTAGTTGTTCTGAAGGAGATGGCGGTGACGCTTTTGCTCGTCTTGATTATGAAGATGATGATGGAGACATACCTATAATCACATTAGTTAGTAATGGTTATTTTGACTTTAGAACGTTTGGTGGACTACCAGCAAACACAAGTTCTAACACAAATGAAAATGACATTAACTTAGTTATTCCAAGTACAGCAGATGCAGGTAACACATTCAGCGTAATAGCAGAGTTCCAAAAAATCTATTAAGATGGTTGACAAACAACCAGCAAGAAATAAAAAAAACTTCCGCCCCACTAAGTCTGGGGCGGGAATGACTAAAGCTGGGGTCAAGAAGTATAGAGCTATGAACCCTGGTTCTAAATTAAAAACAGCAGTTACAGGTAAAGTAAAAAAAGGATCTAAAGATGCAGGGAGAAGAAAATCATTTTGTGCTAGAAGTGCAGGACAAATGAAGAAATTTCCAAAAGCTGCAAAAGATCCTAACTCAAGATTACGACAAGCAAGGAAGAGATGGAAATGTTAAATGAAATATTTTAAATACTTAGCATCAATTCCTGTAGTTCTTTCTGTAATAGCCGGGGCATACGGATCATTAAACTATATAAATAAATTAACCGCTCAAATTGATGCAAGCACTGACACTATTAATATATTAAAAGTAGAAGTAGAAAATTTAGAAGAACGTATATACAGCGACATAGACAACATACACAGAACTTATACAGACAAGACAGGTAGAAACTCTAAGAATTATGCGGACGCACGTGAGGAGCTCGTAAAAGAAATGGCGGAAATGGCAACATGGGTTGGGAGACTCGAGGGCATAGTTTCAGCATTGCGTGACGGATCATACAAACTAGCATCACAGGCAGAGTACCAAGCGCTAGAAGAACTCGTAAGAGGTAATTCAGATTCAATAAGACAGATAGGTTACGACATTAAAGATATCGAAAGAGTAGCGTCAGGTGGTTATTAATGCGTTGGGTATTTATTATATTGGTATTTGTACTAATATTTTGTTGGGCAGCAAGTGCATATGCTAGGAATGATTATCTAGGTAGTAGCAACAGCAGTTGTGAGCGAGGTAGAGTTGAACTATACACTGAACTTAGAGGAACAGATGGTAAAGATATATATCAAGATGGTGATGGTGATCCTNACAACAGCTACACATCCTATGATGATGACGTCAACGGAACCATTGGATTACGTTTTAGTTGGCCTTTACAATCAACGTGTAACAATGAGACCATAGAACTGTTGCAAGAGAATGACAAATTACGTCAAGAATTAGAACTACTAGCTAACTGTGCTAAATATAAAGAATTAGAATTAGGTCCTGAATTTGCCACTGTGCGTGAAATGTGCAAAGGTGTCAATAAAAAGGCAGAAGTTCCTGCAGAATGAAAATATCAGATAACACAGCTATTAGTATGCCAATGAGAAACCTTATTGGTTTAATAATGGCTATTGGTATAGGTATTTATAGGTATTTTTGCATATAGTGATNTAACACAAAGANTAACAGAACTTGAAACTGCAAGACAATTAATGGAAGCNGANTTNTTAAAAAAAGCTGANCAGACTCCTGTTGATCAAGAGCAATATATGTTATTAGAATTTATATCAGGGCAATTTGAAACTATGGAAAAAGAAATACAATTTATTGAATCTAATAATATTAACATAGATTTTTTAAAAGATCAGATGGTTAAAATGCAAGATGATGTAGAACAATTAAAAGATAAGGTAAGGCAAAATGGGAGTCATTGAAACAGTATTTGCTATGATTATGTTTGTTAATGGTTCACTTGATGGACATATGATGACAGACGGATTATCAAAATGTTTAAAATCAAAAAGAGAAGCAGAAAGAAATTTATCATCAGGTAGAGAAAATGCAATTCGTTATGAGTGCGCTCAAGTAAAAGCAGAACTTAGACCAGATGCTGAAGGAAGATTAAAAATATATAAAATTATAGAAGACGAATAATGAATGTAAAATTACCAAACAACCAATACTTTACTCCTGTAAAAAAAAGAACTAGTAT